ATTGGCTGAGGATTTTCTATCTACATTCCAGCAAAAAAGAATAACTCTTGTAACTCCTAGTATATCAATTATGTACGAATCAGAGGCTTCATATATGCCTCAAGCAGTAAGTTAGACTTCTTAACTGTAAATGTATGGTGCGACAAAAGTCAGGGCTTCTAACCAGCCCTATAAAGTAAGTTATCTCGTTCTTAACTTTAATGGTTAGAAGAACCAAAACTAGCAGGTTCCACTTGCACCTGAACCAGTAGGTTTCTAGCCCTTCCTACCTGCGAAGCGAGTGTCCATACAAAAGGGTATTTTATTTTTCAAAACTTATTTTAAGGAGTAGATGTTATGATTAGGAACGCTAAATTTTGGGGTCTTGAATATAGTCCTGAATTTATTGAGATGCTCAATATTACTAACTCTCTATTAAATGATATCTCAAAATGTATAAGAGAAGAAATTTCTAATGGATCAATCGTAAATATTAATTCAATAGGACTCGGACAATATGTTGAGCTTGACGATGGTACAGAGGTCACTCAGGCAGGGTATCGAGATAGAATTAGACATGTCCTAGATAAGTATCCTATTGTCGAAAAGAAAAAAGGGATAGAACGTCAGCTTGTAGGTTATGTTCTTGAAAGGTTCGCCGGATATTTCAAAAGAAATAAAGATTGGAAAGAAGAGATTCAAAAGAAGATTCCAAGAATTACATTTAAGAATAAAAGCCTATACAATAAGGATAGGAATGTCGAGATAAACAAAGAGAAGAAAGAGATTCTTTTTCATACTATCTTTGGAGACTATAAGATACCATATAAGCTTTCAATCAAATCAGACCATCTGGACTCTGGAAAGTTTGGGGGAAACTTAATAGTAAAACAAAAGTGTTTTGTAGTTGCCGTAGCAGTACCTTTTGTTCAGCAATATACTCCTGAGAAAGTTCTCGGCTTTGATATCAACAAGTCTTTGCATAACTGGATTGTATTTAACACAGGAGATGTTATTCCAGCCCCTGATATTGTAGAAGACTATATTAAGAAAATCAGAAAGCTCAACAAGACCATTGACAATAGTAAGAAAGGCGTTCTGAAAAGCTCTCAGAGACGCTCTATACGTAAGCAAGTTATAAATAAGCATGCACAACTTGATGAAGAAATTAAAAAGGTATGCAAGAAGATTGTTGATGTCGTTAAGAGTCAGAAAGCTTTGCTCTGCATAGATATGGTTAAGCCGGGTAAGAATAGCGGAACCTTTGGGCAGGATAAGATCATTCCTGAGCTCCAGACTTTATGTGAGAATCAGGGAGTTCCTTTTATCGCCGTACCATGCAAGAATACATCAAGACGGTGCTCTTCCTGTGGTTATGTCCATAAGGATAATAGAAAAACTACAGATGAGTTTAAGTGCCTTAAGTGTGGACATGAGGAGCTATCTCATCTTAACGCAGCAAAGAATATCGCTTTTCTGGGAAATAAAATGGTTGAAGGTGGAGTTCCTTGTGGAAACCACGGTAGAATATCTGTAGAGAAACTTATAGAGAAACACGGGTTACATTAACGCCCGAAACAGCATGTTATGACGTTCATGACTGGAAGTTGATGCTGTGCCAAAACGTCGGGGTCTCAAGGTCACCTCAAGCAGTAAGTTGAGCTCTCTTAGCTGTAAGGTCTTGTATACACAAAGAGTCATTGGAGTTAATATGAAAATCAGAGATTTAAATAATGAGGTTCATACTTGGAAGTTAAGTGGCTATGTTATAGCTGCTAATGAAATGCGTCCTCGCTCCAAGCTTCATCTGACGGCGAGGGAACTTCTCATTGAGTTGTTCCCCACCGTTCAGATTTTAGAGGAAGTTCTTGCTCCCCTCACTAGATATGAAAGATCATACTTTGACTTTTATATAAATACTCTTAAGCTCGCTATAGAAGTGCATGGTCAGCAACATTATAAGTTTAATTCGCTTTTCCATACCTCCGCACAAGATTTTATCAATCAAAAGAAGAAAGATAGGCGAAAGAAGGAGTGGTGCGAGTATAATAATATCACATACATTGAATTACCATATAGTGAAGGCGCAGAAGAATGGAGATTAAGAATACAGCAAAGGAACGATTAGAGCAGGTAGAGGCAGTACTCGATGAGTACGAGGGCAAACTAGGAATAGGTGGCTACTCTGAGGATTTTCACGATCAGTCTGTGAAGAAATACATGTCTATGCCAAGACAGCAAATGGAGAAGATTACTGTAGAAGAGTGTGCGGAAGCAGCCCTTCTCTTAGGAGGATTTTCTTTTTACTTGCAAAGATCTTATAACAGAGAGATAGCTAGGGTTAACTGGGCAACCTCCAATCTCAAGAAAATGATCTCAGGAAGAGAAGATCAGTATAGGGGCTCATGGGATAGCCAATACTACCAAGCCATTAAAGAAGATGGCTATGCAACCAAGCTAGATAACATTAAAACATATGCTCAGCAAAGGGCTGACAGACTAACTTACTTGGCCACTTCTGTAAAGAATTTAAGTGACCTATATATTAACCTTCAGAGATCGAAAATAAATAGACATGGATAAAGAACAATTAAAAGATTTGCTTAAGCAATTCAGTCAGGAAGAAATTCGTGAAGCATTAGGCGACAAGAAAAAGGATAAGAATCGTAGAAGAGGAAAAGGTAAGAGGAAAAAGTCTAGTAACGATAAGGAACCTATCAATAATAAAAAACTTCAAGAGAGTTCTGAAAATAAGTTTGATGATATTATATCGACCATCAGACTCAGTTCTGACGAAGAAAAAGAATTAAGGGATGCTGCGGAGGCAGATAAGGGAGCAGAGGTTAATCCAAATAGAGGCAGGAGAAACCTTGTTGAGAAGAAACCTTTTCGTTGTTCCTCATGCGGGAAAGATCATAAAATGTTTCCCTCACAGGTTTTTAATAGAGAGCGTTGGAAGTGTAATCGTTGTATAATAGGTGGAAAATAATATGCTAAATGACCTACCAGCAGAAAGAGCAATCTTAGCAGGAATATTCCGATATGGATCGGAAGCCTACTACGATGTCGCAGATATAGTTAGCGAATCTTCCTTCACTGATGAATCTAATATCATTCTTTTTTCATGCATGAAGCATGTTCTAGAAGCTGACGATAGTACATCTATGGATGCTCCTACTATGATGTCTGCTGCAAAAGAATTAGGGTTCTCAGATTTCTTTAATACTCAAGAAGTTCAGCATATGTCTTCGGTCATTAAATTTCCGGTACTTCTGGAGAATGTTCGTAGATTCGCTGCGAAGATCCGTAAGCTAGAAATCGCTAGGATGATGTATGATCAATTAGACCTAACTAAAGAGAAGTATCTTAAAATTAAGGGTGACGAACCTATTGGAAAGATACTAGGAATAGCTGAAGATGCCGTCATGGATGTTACATCTATCATTGCTGGAGAAGATGAATCTCCAACGAAGATGTTTGATGATGTTGAATCTCATTTGCAAGAACTCTCAGAAGAATCTGTCGATCAGATAGGTGTAGCAACAGGATTCTCAAGGTACGACTTCGCTATTGGAGGAGGCCTTAGAAAAGGAACTGTTAACGTCATAGGAGCACGTCCAAAGACTGGTAAGACTCTACTAGCAGATAATATGGGGATACATATTGCAAAGACTGGTATCCCTGTCTTAAACCTAGATACAGAGATGAGAAAAGAAGATCACCAGCATAGAATGATGGCTATGCTATCTGGAGTTCCAATTAATGATATCGAGACCGGAAAGTTTGCAGAAGATCCAGCAACCAGAAAGAGGGTGACGGACGCTGCTAGAGATATCAAAGATATACCATATTACTTTAAGACTATTGGAGGGGCTGCCTTTGAAGAGCAGATTGCAGTCATGAGAAGATGGATTAGCAGGGTTGTAGGACTAAATGATAAGGGGAAGGCTAATGATTGCGTAATTATTTACGATTACCTGAAACTTATGGACTCAGCTGAGATCAAGGGAGACATGAAGGAATTCCAGATTCTCGGTTT